GGGCGATCGTGTCGAGTGAGAGAGACCGGCCGTTGGCGATGTCGCGTGCCCGGGCGATCCCCACCGCGGTCCCGCCGCGGCCGTATTTCGATCGCAGTTCCAGGCCACGCCTAGCCGCCGACCGTGCGGCCTGCGGAGGCCGGTAGCCGTCTGCGGCCTCGATGTCGTGCTCGCCGGCACCAGCCGCCACGGGCTCGCCCATCGAAATACCCAACTCGCGCTCCAGCGCCTTCTCGACGGCCCGCTGCCGGAGCACCTGCCGCCAATCCTTGTTCCGCTTCTGGCAGACCTCGGCGATCGTGGCGGTGTTCGTCGCGATCATCGCGGCCTCGGCGTCGGCTTCCTTGAGCGGATCGACGTGCTCCCACCCGTCCCATGTCCAGGTCCAGTTCCACTCCGCCACGGGCGGCAGCCCATCGGGGATGAGGCCCGGCACCAGGGCGGCCTCCTCGAGCCACGCCACCAGGAGCGGATCAAGGAACACCCGCTCCATGTCGTTTCGCTCGACACTGATCCGCTTGCGATAGACGAGGTAATCGCCCCGCATCGACGAGTAGTTGGCCGTGGACGAGTCCATGGCCGCGACGATGTAGGGCATGTCGATGCACCGGCTGATCTCGTTGAGAAGCCGCTTCACGAACGAGTCGTAGGAACTCGTCGGGTGCTCGGCCTTCATCTGGACGGGCTCCCACCCGTCCGGGGCGGCGATTGCCATCCCGCGGGTGATCGGCATCGTCTCCAGCGTTTCCAGCGACGCGGCCCCGCCGCCGTCGGCCGGCATCGTCGTCTTCAAGATCGCCGCGAAGTCCGCCGCGGTCTCTGCCGCCGTCACCGTCGCCAGCGTGAACCGCCGCAGCATCGCGAACAGCTCGAGAGCCGGGGCGATCTCCGGAACGCCACGGTGCTGGCCAGGGCGAGTGGCGTGGAACCAGTGATGCACCTTGCCGGCGTCGTGCCAGGTGCCGTCCAGCGTCCAGCCTGGCGTCAGCGAGCCGGGGTGATTCCGCGTGAACCAATACCGGGCCGGGTTGCCGTCGCCGTCGAACTCGACGCCGTCCACGTCGGTCTCGGTCGGGAAGCCGGTGGGCGACACGCACTGGTCCGACTCGATCAGCCGGAGGTCCACCTGCACGCCGTCCAGCGAGCGGTTCGTCGTCTGGACGCCGAACACCTCACCGTCGGAGATTTTGGTGTGCTTCGCGATCCGGAGCTTCTTCGCCAGGTCGATGTTCACCGACCAGTCGTAGACCGCCATCTCGATCTTGCGGACCAGCTCCGCGTCGGAGTCCGGCCCGAGGTCCAAGTGCAGCCGGGGGCCGGTGCCGACCAAGTCATGCGACCAGGTTGACGCCATGCCCGCGGCGTAGGAGTTGTTGGCCAGCTCGTAGCGTGCCCGTGCCCGCATCTTCTGCCGGACGGCCGGCGAGAGGGCGGCATCCGCGGAGTAGTAATCCGCGAGCGCCCAATGCCGGCGATTCAAGTCGGTGGTTTGGGCCGCGTCATACTTGGCGCGGATCATCGTCGCGATCGCCGCCTGCTGCGTCGCGATCGTGGACTGCATCTTCGCCCGGGATGGCCCGAGGATGCTGGAGAGTATCCCCATCAGCCGGTGGCCCCCGGGGATTCGATCTGTGCGAACCGCAGCGACCGGAACGGCGAAACCGTGCGGGCCGCGGAGTCGATCACGAACCGGGCCGCGGCGACCTGCTTGTCGAGGTCGTGCTGCTCGACCTCACCGGCGTCCGTGCGGGCACGCTTCGGCTGGGCGAGATTCGCCGCCACTGCGTCGAGCACTTCGTCGGTAGTCGCCACTCGCACACTCCGGTAGCGGGCGCGGGATTCGCGTCCCTACCACCAGTGTACCAGTGTTCAGGTGACGATAGGGCCGTCAACGAACTCGACCATGCCGCCGCACTCGTCGGCCGCCAGCTCGGCCTCGACCTCATCCCAAAAGTCTTGATCGGCGTAGGCTGGCATGGCGGTGTCTCCTGTACCGCCATTTTACCCCTGCCGATACGGGCGTTCAGTACGCCCAACTCATACGCGAATCTGTCGCAGATTCGTCGTTTTTGGGGTACGTCAAGTTTTCGTGTCGAGAAACGTGACACGTTGGCGTGTTACGCAGCAGCGTGCTGCATAATTGCTGGTTCTGGCTCACTCTGACCGCCGCCGAACCTGATCCTTCAACTCCTCAAACTCTTCCAGCGTCATGGGGCAGTTCGGACATTTTGTGATGGGCTGCGGGTTCGGCTCGGGATTCGGTGTTTCCCACCGCGATCCGCAGCCTTCGCAAAAGCGGATGTCCGGCTTCCGCTGCTCAGGCGTCGAAGGCGTGGCACTCCACCGGCCAGCGGCAAACGCCACCAGACCAGCGACGAGCGCAACGACTGCCGCGAAGCGGACGATCCCGCCAAAAATCTGATCCTCAATGCCTCGCGATATGTCACCCGGCCCCATCTCGTCCTCCTGTTGTTCGACCACCGCCAGAACCAGCGGATGAAGCGGACGGCGGAGCCGCCGCTTATCCTGCGTGTTCTGTGGCTATTTGCTCGTCCTCGGCGTCGGCGGGAGCGGCATCCAATGGGTCGGCTCGGTCGCTCCGAGCAACTGCCCGTCGTCGCACTCCCACATTCCGTTCGCCCACATGTCAGCGCACGTTGTTTCATCTGGCTCCAACAACGGGCAGAAGATCAAAACGTGATCGTCAACGTCGGGCAGCGATTCGTCTATCGGAATCCACCGCCGCTCCCATTCCGCCATTGTCGGCTCCAGTTCTTCGATGATGCGTCGTTTCAACCAGCCCATGATTCTCGCCTGATGGTACGCCACAGAACCACGCGATGCTGCGGACTGCGCCGCAGATCGCTGGAGTTCTGTGGCTACCCATGCCGCCACCTCACCGTGATGTAGGTGCCGACAAACGCCCCCGCGGCCAGCGGCATGAGGTACAGGATGTTCTTTGAGAACGTGACCACGCCGTAGGCCAAGAGCCCGTAGATCACCGACGACAATGCCGCGGCCCGAACCGCCCGCCGGTCACCGACCGCGATGATGTAGGCCGCATACAGCACGTCGATGACGACGTATGTCGCGAACACCAGCACGGCAGTGACCGGCGAGAAGTCGGGAGACATTAGCGGCACTCGCACTCGCACGCCGCCACGGGCTCGCCGTGGCACGACGCCTTGGCGGCACGCTTGGCCGCTCGAGCATCCTGCCGGGCGGTCTGCCTGGCGGCGATCCGCTGGGCGACAGTCAGCCGCCCGTGGCACGACGCCGGAGCCGCCTCGCCGTGGCAGCCGGCGACCACCGGAGCGGCCTCAGGGGACGCACCGGCGAGGGCCACACCGACGAGGCCGAGGAACGCGACGAGCGAGAAAACGAGGATGGAACGAAACACGATCACCGTCCTTTCGTGAGGGAGAGAAAATCAACGACCGAACCGTTTGCACGCGAACCACCGGCCGTGGCCGAATGCCACGCCCTGGTCGATAACAGGCCACCCGTTTCGCGAGTAGCAGCAGTTGGCGAGCGCCGCAGCCGGTGTCGGGCCGGAGCCGCAGCCCTCATACCCAGCGTTTCCACCATGGTGGCCAACGCGACCCTGCCGGGCCTGGATCTCCGCGACGCCCTGTGCCGTCGAGGTGTCGCTGACCATGCTGCAGCGGCCGGACGTGCAGCCGCGGGTGGTTGCCACGATCACGTCCTGGCCGACAGCGGTGGACGCCACCAGAACTACGAGAAGCGAAAGAAAACGCATCACGAACTCCTTTCGGAATGGGTTGAACGAACCACCCGCAGTTTGCCCACCAGTGAACAGGCGTCAACCTCGCCTTATCTTCCCATCTTGCCCATGATCGCGGCCCGTCTGGCGGCCATTTCCTCGCGGGTGATGACCTTCCGCACTGGTTTCGCCACCTCGGCCCCGACGGCCGTCACGCCGCTGTAGCTGGCCGCAACGGCGGCACCGACGAGACAGTCCCACCAGTGGTTGTCGCGGCCCGGCACCAGCTTCCACTCGTCCACCGTCCGCATCTTCGACTCCACCCGCACCGGCGCCTCCGCCGACAGGTGCTCCGCCAGCATCTCGTGAGATCCAGCGTGGACCGTGAAGGCTTGCGGGTCCGCGGCCGGCAACTTGAGACGCGACGCCACGAATGTCTTCCAGGCATTCGTGTCGTACAGAACGTGCCGCTGCTTGCCGATCGTCGAGGTCCGCCAGTTGTGTCCGATCCGCTCGCCGCGGTCCGGCTTCTTGTCGCTGATCGTCTGGCCAGACGCACCGACGAACCGGCCGTGCGTCGGTAGCACCCGAGGGCCGTAGGCCGATCGCCTGGCGAAGTCCCGCACGACGCCTTGCGTCTGTGCCCAGTTGGCATCGACGAACAGTTGCCCCACCCGCAGCACCGCGTCGTCGTCCTCGCGAGTGAACTCGCGGCCGAGGACCGATGACGCCACCGCCTCGAGCCCCGCGTGGATCGCCGCCTCCAACGACGCACCGCCGGCCGCTTTCACCAGCGTCTTTTTGGCATCGCGGAGGGTGTAGTACGAACGCCCCTGCTCCGGGTAGGCACCGTAGGCGACCAGGTGGCCGCGGAGCTGCGATCCCCACGCCACGACGGCCCAATACAGAAGTTTTTCCTGCACGTCCACAAACGCCGTCAGCGTGTCGCATCCGCGGGGCACCACGCCCGTGGGTATTTCGATAGCCCGTCCGCGGACCTCGTCCGGCGAAATACCCAGCGACTCCGCCGCGTTTTTCAGCGGGGCTTGCTGGAACTCCGACGCGAACACGTCCGGGCCGTCGTCGATGAGGGCGTTGTAGGCGTGCTGGATGGCACTGCATTCAACGTCCGGGTCGAAACACGACTGCCACGACACAAGGCAGCCGCGGTCCATGTCGTCGCGGTTCGCTGCGTAGAACTCGTTCGCCTCCCGGTGGGCACGGGCCTGGTCGCCGACGATGTCCTTCGCGAACGTGCATCGCAGTTCGCGATAGCGTTCCATCCACAAGTCTTCGTGCCGGTCGGCAAACTGCCGCACCATCGGGATCCGCTCGCCCTGCCACGCGGGGTAGCGGCCCTGGTCGAGCAGTTGATCCACCATGTCGTCCTGTTCGATCACGGTGGCGTTGACCACGCACGCCATGGACTTCGTGTGACCGGCGAGTTTCATCACCGACTTCGTCAGGATCTCCAGCCGGGCCTGGCACTGCACCGGCGATCGGGCCGACTCGCGAGTCTGCGGATCGTCCACGATCGTGAAGTCCGGGCGGAGCTGGTGGCCCTCCGGGGTTTTCCACCGGAGGCCGAGGATCGACCCGGTGAGGCCGCGGGACATGATGATCGCACCGGACGAGGCCGACCCATCGATCGTCGGCAGCACCAGCGTGTCTTTTTTCCAACCGATATGGGTTCGCTTGCCGTTGTGCGTCTGGCTGTTGCACCGCTGGGCCTTGCCCTCCAATGCCCGGACGGCATGGCAGACTTCGGGGAAGTCGTCGTACAGCAGGTCGTTGTCAGACAGCTCGGTGCGGATCGAGTTGATTGCCTTGGCGGCCAGGTCAGACTCCGCGGCGAAGATGCCGCCGAATCGTTTGTGGCCGTAAAGCATGGCCCATAGCAGCGCCAACTCGCTGATCGTCGATTTCGCGAAGCCGCGGTAGACCGCGTTGACGAACCGCCCGCCGCGGAGGACGCAATCTTGGATCCGCGAGATCACCCGCTTGTGGTCGTCAGAGAACGGCGAGAGGCCGGTGGAGTATGGGAAATACTCAACCAGGAACCGCTCGAGGTCCAGCCGGCACGCCTCCCGGCGATCGGCATTCACGACCTTCGGGATCTCTCCTATGTCCGCCCCGCGGCGCGTGCGTTCCCGCGTCCGCTCGAGGTCGAGAAGCCGTTTCCGTTCTGCGGCCTTGGCCGGATCAGCCGACGGTGGTCGCCCCATGGCACCTCTCGTACCAGTGGCAGAGCAGGGCGGCGTCCGCCCTGCCGTCGTCCTTCACGCGAGAGAACAGGTCGGCGTGTTTCGGCCACAGCCGGGCCGCCGCGGCCCGGTGGCTGCCCTTGTCGCGGCTGACGCCCAACGCCTTGGTCCACACCTGCGGACGCACCAGCGTGTGCGGGATCGCCATGCCGGCCAGCACGCCCTCGACGATGCCGAACGATCGGCCGAACGAGAACGCGGACGTGGCCCCGGTGCCCTGCACGCCCTGGACGTGCTCGAGGACCGCCATGAACTCGCAGCCGGCGGTGAGGATGCCAGCGAGGAGGCCGCGGAGGCCCGCGGGGTCCACCCGGCGTTTTCCGTTGATCTCGACGGCCGGCATCTCAAAACACGCTACCTGGCCGCCGCCAACGACGGCGATCGCGCCGCTGACGCCTGGGTCAATGCCGATCAGTAGGCCCATTGGAATCATTTCCTGTGATTCAGCGTCCAGCGACGCAGGACACATGCAGTCTTCGTCAAGGTCGCAGTCGATGTCATGGATTCGCATTTTCAAAAAGCGGCAACCGCTCCTGCTCGGTCAGACGTTTTTCCGCCCACGAGAAAACGTCACGGTCGATCTCGGTGGCGATGCAGTGCATTCCCGACTTTGCTGCTGCCAATAACGAAGACCCGCCGCCCATAAAAGGATCGAGAAGCAGTCCGCCCTTGAGAGACACGCCAGCGACGAGCGACGACACCCATTCGTCGGGCTTTGTGTGCGGTGGCTTCTTGCTCGCCCCGGCGGCACCGTCGTTCGACTGCCAGCGGAGCGATTTCCGAAACAGGTCACTCAGCCTGCGTCCGTCGAGCGGCGTGTAAGACGTGCTTGGGTGGTTCTTCCCAGGCGGCCTTTCTCCGTAGATCGCCAAATCCCTGTTGAATCCAGGGTCTCCGTACATCATGCAGAACTTGCAACCGTTTAGCGGAGCACGGGGAGACGACGACCACGTCTGCATCGTGTCCCACACGAAAATCCACCACGGAGCACCAAATCTTGAGATCGCAGTAGAAGCGTACTTTCCATCGCAGAAAACAAGTGCGTTGCGAAAAGCAGGCAGCTCCATTTTCCACGCATCTTGATTGTCCCACGGAGGGTCAAACACAAGCACGTCGCACGACGAAGGCCACGCAAACTTCATCGCATCCGCCAGGTGTGCAACGCCTTCGCCGTAGGTGAACAAGGTCGATTCTGTGGTAGCGGAAGGCGTCCATGCGATTCGCTTTCTCCTCACGTCTTCACCTCCTCGACGATCGTCACCGTTCTTGCCCGACCGTCAACCCAAGAAACCACGCCGTCCCGACGCATCCTCCAGAACTTCGCCGCCACGTCGCCCACGTTGGTGCCGGCCGCGTCGGCCAACTCGCGGAACGTCGGGGCGTATCCATTGGCGTCGCGGAGGTTGCGAAATACTTCCAGGAGCTTCCGCTGGCGGTCGGTGGTGCCGCGGGAGCCGGCGGCGAGGATCGAGGCGGCGGAGAGTTTGCTGGTCATGCAAACTCCTTGACCGTCTTGGTCATCGGCACAAGGTCGCCGACCCTCGTCACCCTGGAAAACATCGGTTCCTCGCCAAGCAGGCGAAGCCTGGCATAGTTGAGAACACGAACCGCCGACAGTGAGTGCATCTTTGGAAGGCCGATGTCCAGCACCTTCTTCTCCACGGCCGCGAAGTCCGACGGCTGCGACAAATCGACGAGAGCAAGGAAGTCCGCCGTCATCTTGCGGTCCTCCTCGTCGTCGATGTTCAACTTCAACTTCTCCTCACGAGCCGGCTGCGGTCGCGATGCCAGCTTCCTGGCGGCAGCCAACTCCCGGTACGAGTCGAGAATCCACTTGAGCTGCGGGTACAGCGTGTCGTGATTCCGCTTCACGTTGCGAAGGGCGTCGTAAAGCATCGGCTGGTCAAGCGCGTGCAGGTCGTCGTGCCAAAGGCGACGCTCCTCGTCCGTCCACTGACACTGCGGCCAGAGTTGGTTGATCGACGCCCTGTTTTCGTCCCACGTCCTCACAGGTTGCCTCCTGCCGGCTGGCGGCTTCGTGCTCGATGCGGCCCCTTCGGGTCGGCAAACTCGCCGGCCCGGATGCGATCCACGAACTGGAAAAACCTCGTCACCGGCAGGGGGCGATCGAAATACTCCCGGCTCGGGAGCATGGCCATCGCCTCAGAGGCCCGCTGGAGCCACCCAGGAGTCCCAGCAAGGTCCACCCAGCCGTCGGGCGGCGTCAGGTGCGTCCACGGCTCCGCCCGCTGCGTGGCGTTCCAGGAGGCCGCAAAGCGGCCCCATTCGTCCGCTGCCCATCCGGGTTCGCGAAAATCGTTCTCGCCTCCCGTGTGTGTGTGTGTTTCTTCGTTTGGGGAAGGGGTTGGGGATGGGTTTTGATTTGGATTTGGATTTGGATTTGGAGGCGATGTTTTTGCGATGCCGTTTGCGATCGGTTTGCGATCGGTTTGCGATCCGTTTGCGATCGGTTTGCGATCGGCCCAGCGTCGTTCGTTGCCGTTCCTGCCTGCCTCCGACCTAGCTTCCCTAAGTTCACAAGCCTTTTCCCGGTGCTGCTCCATCCGCTCGTTTCGGCGCAGGCCGTCGTCGCCGATCGGGAACTTCGGCTCGAGGATCTCCCACACCCGGCCCACGCCAGGCGACACCAGCTCCAGGCGGCTCAGGTCGGCCGGCAGGCTTCCGGAGTCCCACTGGATCACCAGGAGCCGGATGTAGTGGCCCACCTCCTCGGCGGTCCACATGGCCGTCGAGGCGTAGAAGTCGCGGCCGAAGAACGGCATATAGTGGTCAACTGACGAGCGGGCCATGACATCTTTCTTTTTCTGTATTCCGATTGTTTTTGACGCCCTCGGAAACAAGGCTCCAGAAGTAATCCCAGCCGTCTTTGGCGTCGGATGCCTTGACCATGTAAGTGCCGTGAAGGACTAGCCACAGCTCACGAACCGGCAGGCGAACATCAACGGCAACTGCGATCGGCTTGTTCATCGCCTTCGCGAGTCCGATTTCCATGATTGTCCCGTAGCAATCCATTGAGTCGATCCAGGCAAAAAGGAAATCAGACTGAGAAATCGCGCGATAAACACACGAATGAATCTGATTCTTCAGTGTTTCCATTTGCTCGCTTGAGCAACTTGCAGCAAAAGCGCCAATGGGAGTCTCTGTTCCGTCTAGCTTGTCGTCGTCAACAATCTCTCCGTCACTGCACCATGAGTAGGCAATATCCTGCCCGTGCGGCCACATGCTGCAGCGTCCCCCTGGTCCATGGCCTTGAAGAAAACCGTCAGAATCTCTCCACCATGGCCCAGTAAAATGCAGGTCCCTTCCAAGGACCTGACAAGCATCAGCAGCGACTTCCCAATGCCCCTCATCTTGGCTCTCAACGGCTAAATATTGCGGACTAGGATCTTTTGATTGGTGGTCTCTGTGCCAGCCACTAACAATCTCGCTCCTCCACGAAGTTCCGCTGATCTTTCCAGCGAGGTAGAACGACTTCACTTTGCTTCCGCACCAAGGAATGACAATAGGCAAGTGTTGCCTAGGGTCATAATCACTCTTTGCGTGCTCAAACTTATGGCAGGCATCACACATACCTTGAAGGTCTTCCAGAAGCTCCTTGTAAAGCCGAACGTATGTCATGTGATGGCATACATCCATTGAGTTCACAAAACACCTCTCGCATACACCTCCGCACCGCTTTTGAACGGCACTGCGTAACAAGGCCCATTCGCGGCTACACAGGTAGGCCCTGTATTTTTCCTTGCCGTCTGGCATGACTTTCCATGAAACCACGCGAGCACCTCCGCTGTGCTTGTTAGCCACTCAATCCCCGGTATGGCACTTCCCCTTGGGCCACGGCCCACCATTCACACCCTGGCCCCACCGCCGGATCATCGCGCCGCGCTCCGTCTCGATGCCGTCCAATACTTCCTGCAGCGTCATGTGGCCCTCCGATACTCACACTCCCCACCCGCAACCTCGCGTCCCGTCCGCGTGATCGCACCCGTCTTTCTCAGTTCGTGTAGCCGCTTCGACACCTGGGCCACCGTCAGCCCGGATCGCCTGGCGATCTCGGTCTGGCCCGCAGGGCCGTGCTCGAGGGCCGCGAGGATCTTCCCGGCGTGCTCGCCGCGGATCTCCGGCACCTTCGCTGCGGCAGCCGCGGAGGTGGGCGGGTTCGATGGGCGGAATAGCGGGCCGAGGTCGGCGTCGGTGGGCTGGCGGTAGTAGTCGCTCATGCCATCTCCCTCCCCGCCGCCTTCATCACCGCCCGTAGGTGCCTGTCGGTGTAGCGATAGTGCCCGTACCGCATCTCCGGCGTCGGCAGTTTCGCCATCGCCTTCCGGGCGTCGTACCAGGTCATCGGCGAGCCCGCGGCCCGGAGGGCGTCGAGAATGTCGCTGCGGCGGTGCCACGTTCTGCAGTAGTCGCCACGCATCTGGTCGAACTGGCGCCACAGTCTCATCGGATTGCCTCCGAGAGGTCCGCGATCAGACGCTCGGCCTCAGTCTTCACCCGCATTAGGCAGCGCTCACGCTGCATCAGCCGCGTGATCTGGCCATGCAGCCGTTCGATCTCGGCGTCGTGCCACCCGTAAATCAGCCGTCGGATCCATCCCATCGAAATACCCTCCGTGTATTTGCCTCGTGACGTGAGGCTGCCGGCTTGGACACGCTGGGGGAGATTTCAGCGCTCCAAGCTGCCGGTGTATGCGTGGCCATTGGCACGCGACGACCGCCGGCGGCGTCACACGATGGCCGATGAATCGCAGCCACTGCGGCCCGTGTCGGCCGTGTTCTCGATCGACTCAATCAACGCCACCACCTTGTCCCGTGCCGCCCGAAGATCCGGAAGCACGGCCATGTCGGCGGCCAACTGCGAGTAGTGCCACGAGGAGGTCATGCGGACCATCACCTGGCCCATGAACTGGGACACGAACTGCTGATCTCCGACGATGACCAACTCGCCCGTGTCGCGATCCAGGGACGGGCCGCCGCCGCTGTAGTTGTTGAGTTTGGTGCGATATACCGTGGCCATTTGTGTTCTCCTCAAAAAGGAATGTCTTCGTTGCTGGCACCGCTGGCCGCATCGGCCCTCTGCGTGGCCGTCCGCTTCGCGGCCGACTTCGCCGCCGTCGGCTCCGGCTTGCGGCTGGACGCCGCGAAGCCGTTGATGAACACGATCGGCGTGCCGTCACGCTTCGCACCGCGCTTCGTCGTGACGATCACCGGCAGGCCAACGAGGTTCTGCCCCAGCTCATCGCCCGGCTGGATGCCGACGGCCTGGGCCAAGGACATGGCCGACTGGTGGTCACGCTTTTCGGTCGGCTTGAAAAACTTGGCGAAGTCGTCGTAGGTGCCGCCGTCCGGGCGAAACGTGACGATCAACGCCTGCTCGGAACCGTCCTTGCTGGTCCAGTCCTTCGCCGACACGATCTCGCACTCGTGCGAGCCGTCCGGAACCAACGCCTCATCTGCCGTCGCCTGGCCATCGAAATAGTCGAATCTCACGTCTGCACCTCTGGGCTATGGGGCTTGTTGCCAACGCGGACAATCCGGTCGGCGTCACCGATCAAGGCGTCGTCGATGATTGACTTCGCCCGGTTGAAACTCATGCAACCGTTGAGAAACGAGCGAGACGCCTCAAACACAATCGTCATCGCCGAGTCATGCTCAACGCACTCACGCTTCTCGTCGTCGCTGCGGCTCACCATTCACCTCCGTATCTGGCGTTCATGCGGTCGATGTGCTCGTCCTCGCAGCCGCTGCGGTAGGCCGCGTCCGCGGCCCGGTAGCCTGGCTTCGCCGGAGCTGGACACGGCCTGCCTTGTTCCTCGTTGGTTGCGTCAACGTCCGGCGTTGGTGCCGACTCGTCTCTGCGGTGCCGATTGACGGCGTCCTGGTCGTGGATGGGCTCGCTCATGCCGTCACCTCCTGCGGGTCGATCTGCTCGTGCCGCTTGTTGATCTCTCCGTCCAGCTTGTTCCGCTGGCTCTCGGTCAGGTCGCCGGCCGTCACGGCCTTGTCGGCCTCGTCGGCGATCTGGCCCAGCTCCTCCACGGTGGTCGCCGCCCGGACGCGATCGAGCCATCCAGCACGGGCCGCCGGTGCAGGCGTCACGCCCGCGAACAGCGGGGCCAATGCCTCGGCCGTCATGGGCAGTTCCGCCGGGAGTCCGAAGCGGTTTTTCGCGTCCCACGCCGCCGTCCGCTCCGCGTGCAGCACACGCTCCTTACCGCCTCGAGCACGCACCCGGCCGTCGTCGCCTTCGACCAGCCGCGTCTTGTAGTTGGCGAACAGGATCGCGTCCGCCCACTCCTTGACGATCGGGGCAGAATGCTTCGTTAGCTTCAGCTCGTAGCGGTCGTAGCCCTCGTCCATGTCGGGCGGGTTGGTCTTAGCGACCTTGGTGTGCCCGACGAGCACGACGTTGAGGCCGCGGTCGATCAGCGTGTCGCACACGTCCAGCAACTTGGCCATGGCCTCGCCGACCATGACCCAGCCCTTGCCGAATCCAAAGTCCTCGATCGACTGCTTGCCGGACTTCCGCAGCAGGTGATCCACCATCTGCCTCTCTGCCCAGTCGATCGAGTCGATCACGATCGTCTGGAAGCCTTGGGCGTCGCGTGCCAGTTCGTGCAGCGCCCCCTCCAGCGTCAGGTAGTCGTCGCAACGCACCCGCGCCACGTCGATGTTGTTCGTGCCGTCCTCGGTGTCGAGCACCAGCGGATTTGGAAACTGGCTGACCAGCGTGGACTTGCCGATGCCTTCCACACCGTGCAGCACGATCCGCTTGGCAGTGACCCGAACTCCTCTCGTAATCCTCATCGCGAAACCTCCCTGCGAACGTCCTCGGAAGCCGCCTCCACCGCCTGGCGGAGAAACAGCACGTCTCCCGGGTTGATCCGATATGTGTCTGTGCCCGCACGCTGCAGCGAGGTCAGCAGAAGGCTGGCCGCACGGTGAACCCGCAGTAGCCGGCACTCCAAAACTGACGCCGCGCCGTCACGAGCACGAATCGTCTGATTGCTCTGTCCTTGCAGTCCCATTCCTCTCCTCCAGTTCACTCCTGAGAATCAACACGTCATCCGGCGCTTCGATGCCAATCCGTGCCCGCGGCCATCCGTTGAAGTGGCTGATCTCGTTGAGATGGACCACGATGTCCTTCCCGATCCGGATCGACTCACCTTCGCGTCGCGTCAAGACGAGCATCGAAACCTCCAACCAACTCGCCGGCCGTGGCTTGTTGGCAACTTCCTGTCAATGACCGGCTCCGCCGGCCTCCATCCCGACACGATCCGTCGTGCCGGTCTCCTTGTGCCATGTCGTTCCCCGCCACTGGCGTCCGGTCGCCTGCTGGCGACGGCGAACGTCCGAAATGCGGAGCATCGTCTGGTAGTCGGTGTGCAGCGTGGCGGCGATCTGCTCCTGCAGGTCGTCGAGCTGCTCGCGGGCCTCGGCCACGGCGTCGAAAAGCGCCTCGGCGTCACCAGCCTCGATCCGCTCGTCGATCGTGAGGTCGATCACGTCGTTGAGCGGCAGTCGCGAGGACGGGATCGCCAGAGAGTCCACCGCCCTCTGGCGAAGGACGCCGCAGGTCACTGCGACCTGTACCGCTGCGTCCCGTCGGGCTTGCCAAAGATCGACTCCGGGGCGTCCGGCGGCGTCCACTGGCACACCTCGCCGCGTCGCCGCCGCTCCTCGGCCGGCGACCAGCTCTGGCGGATCGCACTGGCGAGCAGCTTGATCGTGATTTCGTTGGGGTCCGCGTACCGCTGTTCCAGGTTCGCGTCGAGATCGGCGTCCATACCGGGTTCCCTTCGTTTTGCGGGATGCCGGTGCTGCTTTTTTGGCGGTCATCGGCGTGTCCCTCGCCTATTGGTCCTGCCGATCACCGTGATCGGCCACTGGTTCTCTTGGGTGGGCCAACTGTACCTATGTTCACCGGGTGGTCAAACGATTTTTTTTCGCGTGGCGCTCGGGAGAAACGGGTAGTTGGGGAGTTGAAATCTTGGAGCCAACATTACGGTTATCGGTAAAGAAGTCACGACCGAAGCCGCATCAGCGATCCAAGGGTGCGGAATCTTTACGCTTATCGGTAAAGAAGTCAACACCAAAAATCGGAAGTTCTTGCGGTTGTGAAAAACCGCTGGTTATCGCGGCTTTTTCTTAGCCCGTCGCCCTTGCTTGGCCTTTGAGGCCTGCGCCTCGGCCTTGCGGACGTTGGAGTGCGGGGCCAGCTGTGGCCGCAGTTGCTTGCACCCCTCGACACTGACCATCCAGGCCTTGCCGTTGAACTTGAAGCCCTCGAGACGGCCTTCGCGAATCCTGAGTCGAATGAGTCCGTCCGTGCAGCCTGCGATTTCGCACGCTTCCTCGACCGAGCACCACTTACCGTCTGGCGTCATGGAAACCATGCTCCAACTCTACCGACATCGGTAGTCGAGTCAAACTGTCCAATCCGCCCGACCACCTCGACCCGCAAATCCGGTTCAGCCGTTTGCTTCGGCCGCTCCGGACTGCGAGAGTCGAGGTGTCGGGCAGATTTCGACTGGAGGCGAGGGGAGTGGAAACCTCCCCCACCGGTAGTATGTACGGCCGTGCAGTAGCGGCGTAGTCTGCCCGATAATCACAAAAGGGAGACTGTCATGGCACTGACGATTCGGGAGGTTACGGAGCGTTACGCTCTGCTACGGGAGTTGAAGCCGCACACGATCGCGCTCTACGCGATGCTGTGGGATCGCTTTGAGAGGTTTCTCGGACGGCCGGCCACGGTGCTCGACTTCGACGACTTGCTCGTGTCGCGGTATTTGCGGTGGCGGGCCGAGACACCTGGCTGGCGTGGGCGGCTACCGTCGGCCGCGAGCGTGCGGAAGGATCGCGTGATGATCGCCGCCGTCTGGACTTACGCTGCCCGCAAGCGGTGGGCCGGTGAGTTTCCGGAGCTGCCGAAGATCCGCGTTCCGAAGCGACTGCCGGTTGGCCGTGCCTACACGGCGGCCGACGTGTCGCAGCTCATCCGCACGGCAAAGAAGAGGATCGGCAAGGTCGGCGGGCTGCCGGCGAAGTGGTGGTGGAGTACGTTGATTTATTGCGCTGTCTGCAGCGGTGAACGCTACTCGGCTTTGACCGCCCTGCGGTGGGACCAGGTGGACCTCGAGCGACGGCGGGTCATCTTCCTGGGTTCGACGCGGAAGGGCGCCACGAGGGACATTGAGCGTGGCATCACCCCGCAACTCGCGGAGATGATGGCCGAGCACCGCCGCGGCCCCGACGACCTGGTGTGGCCGTGGGACCGCCGGACCAGGAGCCAGTGGGCGAGCCTCAAGGTTCTATGCGACTCCGCCGGCGTCAGGTATCGGGGCTTCCACGGCCTGCGTCGGACGGCAGCGAGTTATGCAGCCCTCGTTGGCGGGACCGCCGCCGCCACGGCCCTCCTCGATCACATGGACCCGACGCTTCAACGGGTATATGTCGATCCTGAGATTTGCCCGACTGACCAAGGCGGGATCATGTCGCTGCCGCCCCTGGACCTGGACGAGCCGCCGCCGCAGCCGGAGCCCCCGGACGTGCTGCGGTTTCGCTCGCCGGAAGATCCCGCTGCTTGAATCCTTGTTGATCGGTTCCGTACCCTTGCCACCGCCCGGAGGTTTGTATGCGTCCTCTTGTTCGCCCCGTGTTCGTCGCCGCCTCTGGCGGTGCCCTGGTGGCCACCGCCTGGGCGTGGTGCTTCCGGGCCATGCTGGGCACGCTGCCCGTCACGCACGGCCCGGCCCCGCTCGAGCACCGCGAGGAGCGGCCCGCCATGGTGGAGGCGGAGCCGACGCCTCCCATCGAGGAGAAGGTCGAGCGGCGGGTGGTGGTGGCGAAACGCCCGCGGCTGGGTGGATTTGAACGCCACGGCGGACCGCCTGGGCCGCAGGGCGGGATCACGGGAGGATTCTCACCCAACGGCGGGTTGCACGCTGGAGACTCCGGCGAGTTCGGCAAGCGCGGACGGTAGCACGCCGCGATCAGCGGCGGGCGTCCTGCCGTGCTGATTGGCCTGCAGCCATGCTCACTAAAGACTCTTGCTTGAGCTCCTCAAACAAGGCAGCGGCCTCTAGCGTGACCTTGTCTTTTTTTGACTTGTTTTCAGCCACAGAAATGGGCCGCAGGTTTTTGTAGTTACTGACGGCCATGACTTCGACCGGGTCTTCTAGGTTGGCTTGTGCAATCGGGAAGATGTGGTCGATGTGCCACAGCTTGCCGTGGTTCTCCCAGGTCCACCCGTCGCAAAGCATAGATTCGATCCACTCCTTTGCACCAAACAGTTCGATGCCAAGGTAGCGACTGGAGCGGAACCTTTTCTGGCCTTGCTTCACGACACGGTACACAATCCGTCGGAGAGATTGCATTGTTTTAGTGGACCGCTTTCGCCGGTATCGCCGTCTTTGTGCAAGGTAGCGATCTGGGTTTTGCCTGGCTCGCTCCAGCTTTTTCCGAAGCACAGTTGCCCTGTATTCGGGGTCTTCTGCGTACCTTCGCCTCGCTCTCTCTCTTTGCGATTTATTGAGCCGCTCGCGAGTCACATCGCACAAGCGCCTTTTGCGTCTCCGCTCTCGTTCTTTTGCGTTTTGCCGAGCCCGGTATTCTGGGTCGGACTGCCTACGAGCCCTTTCTTTTTCTCTCCGCCTTGCCAGCTGCTGCGCGTAGCGATCTGCATTGGAAGGGTCGAGCCTTTTAGCTTTTGCCCTCCGGTTGATTTCATCGCGCTTTTCAGGGCTACTCCGCAGTCGCCTCATTCTCTCCCTGGCGGCTTGGCGAAGTTGCTCAGGGTCGCGCTTTGCCGCAGCCGCAGCCGATGAAGAGCGTTGGCGTTCCTTGTATCGAGCAAATGCCTCGGGACGTGATTTGAGTCGCTCAACGTATCGTCGCCTCTCGTCGGCCCGCTTCCTGGCTTGTGAAACGAGAACTGGGTGACGCACGACCATCCAGCAGACCTCCGTGGCTGTCTTGCTGGTGTACCGGCGTTCAGGTATGGGTCAACCTCCATTTCTCGCGTGATTCCGCCGCGTTCATTTCGGGGGGCACTCGAAAAAAGGGTGTCA